GCGAAAGACACCACGCCATGACCACCACCTTCGCCCAGTTCGCTTCCGAGCAAACCGCCCGCAATACCATCCACCTCAACATCGTGAAGTATGGTCTGATGCTGTGTGATGCTCTTACTCAAGATGCTCCCGATGGTTATGGTTACGAGTTGAACTCTGACGGTCGTAAGTATCACAAGATCCACATGTGCATCAACGGTCGTCGTGACAGCATCCACGCTTTTATCGACAAGAAGACTGGTGAAGTGTACAAGCCCGCTAGTGTGAAAGCCCCTGCCATGGGTGTTCGTTACAACATGCTCTCTATCACGTCTCGTGAAGAGATGTTTGAGCGTTGTGACTGGGCAGGTGGTTACCTCTACATGCGGTGACCCTTGACATTCCGCGCCTCCCCTGCTAAATTACTTCAGAGTTCAATCGCTTTTCCTCCCATGACTGCCCCTCAGTTCTATCTTGTTGCTGACGGTAATGCTTTCGCCCTTGATGATGATGGTATTCCGTATGGTGCTCCTGTTTGTGACGATGGTACGGTAGATTGGGATGATTCTTACGATTTCCAACCTACTGAAGAGGATGTTGAGTATGTTGCTCACATGTGCTATCATCTGACTCAAGCAGCGAAACTGCACAACGAACATCACATGGAGGTCTTTACCAAATGAACATGTTGCAAGAGCACATCAAAGAGTACATCAATCCCTTTCCTAATCGCTATACTCGCGGTCAGTATGAGGTTCGTGTGCTTCCCCATGATGATCTAGACGATGACGGTGTAAAGAAGTTCTGGCGTCTCTTCTCTAAGTTTCCTAACGATTTCGCCGCTGCTGCCGTCTCTCTACTCCCTGATGATGTAGAATTCATCCAGTACGACCACCTCAACAACATCCTCTTCGCTAACAAACTATGATGGACATTCAAACTATCGAACGCCTCTCTGCTCAACGCGACGGTATCTACGACTGGTGCTGTGATCGTTTCAAAGAGTTGCTTGCTGCTGATGATCATGATAGTGCTCTAGCTCTCGCTGATGAGTTCTTTGAGTGGTTAGATCCTGAACAGATGGATGAAGAAGAGACCCTCTACACAGATTACGATGAACTCAGATCCTGATCTCGTTCTCTCTGATGATATGAGGAAACTTATCATCGCTTACATGACAGCGTGTAATGAGGGACAAACAGATCTTGCTGACTCTTTACTGGAACAAATAAAGGAGAAGAACCAAAATGATGCAAGATGAAATTGTTTCTTTGTTTCCAACCCCATTCTTCAACTGTTTCATCAACGTCAGTCAAGATGAAGAAACTTTGATCAAACAAATTGAGATGCGTCCCAGACCATATGGGTACATTTCAACAGATCAACAGATATTGGACCAAGTTCCAGATACTTCTCAACAGATAATGACGAAAGCTCGTAAGTTTGTTGAGATGCTTGGATATAATTTTGATCTGAGATTCACATCTTCATGGGCAAATCTTCATGAAGAAGATGGGATGGGTAGGAATCACATTCATGCCAACTCTATGATTAGTGGAGTTTTGTTTCTTGACACACCACCAAATAGCGGCAAATTTCAAGTCATGAGTCCTGCTGTAAATGGTAATAGGTTGTTCTCTACTTACATTCAACCAGAAAAAACAGCAGTCAACATGTTTAATGTTGATTATCATGTGCTAGAACCAGTATCTGGTCAATGTGTGATGTTTCCTTCATACCTGTCTCATATGGTTGGTAAGAACATGACAAAACTCCCTAGGTGGACTATCGCGTTTAACATGTTTACTGTTGGGGTTTTGAGAGAAAACGATGTAGCTCCTATTGAGTTTTGATATGCAAGTAACTATTGACTTAGGACCAGACCTTCAGTTAGAATACGAGTCGTGGTTGGATGTGAAGGAATCGCTAGGCATCGAGCGTAGCATCAACAACTTCCTGTATTACACATACAATTACGGTACGTTCGCTAATCCTAAAAACCCTGACGAGAACGAAGAATGACCTACAACGCTGAAGTACAATTCAAATTTGATGCAACCTTCACCCCCACCTATGGGACATCCTCCTGGACTTCAGATGATTTTGTCCCTGAAGAGCATTATCTTATCACAGCGCCTGCATCAGACCTTAACGCCAAGCAGTATTTCAAACTTTTTGAAAAGTTTCTCCTCTGTGTAGGTATGGACGCTTCTTCTATTCGTAGTGGTGCTATGTCGTTGGTGTTCAACGACTGTGTGCGTGAGGAAGATCAGCGTAAGGTATGTAATGAGTATGAACTGACTATGGATGAGGACCTCGATAAGAAGTTTGAGGAATGGAAGAAGCGTGATGAGGAGTGGGCACAACTCAAAAAAGGTCCGATGGGCACCGTACTGCAACAACAAGAAGATCTTATTGGTTTAGAATAATGATTGACATCCCTCCGTTCAAGAAACCGACAGATGAAGACCTTTATCTTGACATGTTTGATGATAAATTAACCGCATACACCACACTCATGGATAAGGTGAAAGATGCACTTTATGGTCCTGGTTTTGGCAACTATGCTAATCTACCTGGGTCATGCTTCCAAGTGTTAGAGAAGATCACATCTGATCTAATCAACCTTACCAGTCACGAATATGCTCAGGTTCAGAAAGCATCACTCAAAGATTACACCCTTGGAGACAAATGATTAATGTCAAGCAAGAAGACAACGGCACCTTTACAATCAGCTGGGACGAAAACGACCCGCAAGAAAGTATCCTCAACACCTGGACCCAAGAAGACTTCATCAACGCGATCGAAAACAAACTCCAATCTCTCGAAGAACTTGGAGTCGCTGACGACGCAACCGAAGCGATCAACCAAGTCACAGAATATTTCATCGACCAAACCCCAGAAGAAGTCGAGCAAGACATCCGCAACGCCCAAGCGTTCGTCCGCAAAGACGAAGACGACGACAGACTCCCTCGTTTATTCTTCTGATCTTGCACTCTTTCCCTATGTTGATACATTTCCATATCGACTAGAAGATAAGAAAGAAAAGAAAACCTGTTACTTCCAAACACATGATCACGCAATCAAGTACATCCAGCGATACAATCCAGAATACAACTTATACTGTTACTCTCGATGAGGAAAATGATGAACTCATGTTGCCCATCCCTGATGAACTAATGGTACAATTGGGTTGGAAAGAAAATGATTTGCTAGAATGGATTATCGAAGATGACTACATAAAACTTGTCAGGGTAGATGATGATGAAACTTTGGATGCTGGGCAATCGTAAAACAACAGAAGTTTACGAAAGAGATAGATTCCTAGAAGAAGCAGATGAACTTGGAATTGATTTCAAGATTGTTTATGCTGATGAACTTGACCTAATTGTTTCCCGCGATGACAGAAGATCGATCCACTACAATAATGACGTGGTTAGTTTACCTGACGTTTTACTCGCTCGTACTGGTAGCGGGACTGGTCATTTTAATCTATCCGTCCTTAGGCAGTTCGAAAGGTTAAATGTTCCAACTCTACCAAACTCTGATAGCATCATCGCATCAAAAGATAAGATGTATGCTAATCAAATCTTGGCACAAGCTGGACTACCAATACCGAAGACGATGCTCACTCGTTTTCCATGTAAAAGCGATTTAGTTGCAAAGCAAGTAGGTTTCCCCTGTGTGATCAAAGTTGTGACTGGTTCTCATGGTGCTGGTGTTTATTTGTGTGAGACACCAAAACAGTTTGAGGACTTGTCAGAACTCATCTCCTCGCTAGACTTCAAGAACAGTATGATAGTGCAGGAGTATGTACAACATTCAGAGGGACGTGATCTTCGCGTTATCGTTATTGGTGGCAGGGTCGTTGGTGCTATGCTTCGCCAAAGTACCGATGGATCATTCAAAGCAAACATCTCCCGTGGTGGTCAAGGAGTAGCATTTGATGTCGATGAAGAAATGGAAATTCTCGCAATTGAAACTGCAAAAACTCTTGATCTTGACATCGCTGGTATTGATTTATTATTTCACACAGACGGATACAAAATCTGTGAAGCAAACTCATCACCAGGATTCAAAGGATTTGAGGCAGCCTTAGGTATCAACATACCACAAAGAGTCTTTACATATGCTAAAATGAGGTGTTCAGGGTGATGGGACTATCAATTGTAAATGGTATTCTGGTAATGTGTTTAGAGGGTAATTATATTTGCGAACGCAATAACATTCAACCAGTTAAATACTACGAACCAGGCAAAGCATGTTATATTGAAGGTGTGTTTCATCAATCTTGCCCACAAATAAAATACAGGTGATGCCATGGGAATGTTCGATTACTTCAGATCATCGTTTGATCTAGGACCAGAATTTACAAATGTCACATGCCAGACAAAAGATATTGAGGAAGGTATTGGTGGCACTATGTCACAATACTGGTTAGATCCTGCTGGTTATCTGTATCTAATTGACTATACTAAAACTCAAGACCTAAAGATCTATGAGCCAGGAGATCCAGAGTATAATAAAGAAAGGGCATGGTTGAACTTTGAATGGGTGCCAAATGGTAATCATGGTAAAGTAAAACTACATCCTATCACAAAGTATATTGAGGTTCATCCTGAGGGATGGGAAGGACCATGGGAAGATTGGCCTAGATGTAGAATTCATTTTAAATATGGGAGACTAATGGACTATGAAACTTTCACTCGCAACAGTCAAGCATAGATACGATTACGGACATGATTGGTACATTCAACTGTTACATACTGAACGTTGGGCGTTGTTTCAAGGTTCTGTGAGTTGGAATGATTATGCTGCATGGCCTTACATTCAAATCAAATCAGGTAATGGCAGTACATTAAGTATTATGTTCTGGGCATATAAGTTTGGTCTTGATGTTGGTATCATAGAACGTACATGGAACTGGGGTGCAATCGATGAAGCAATTGAAGACGAAACTGAACTGGTTTGAATACTGGTTTGGTCATGCCTGGATGACAGGATGGCAGAGCATTCGTTGTAACTTCCGTATTTGGTGTGATCTCATGTCATCACGGTACGATGGTTACGCGCTGCTGCGCGAGGACGACCCAGAGGCAGAGTGTCTTGATTGGTTCTGGACTTCCTTGAATGAAGATGATGTGTATCCACAAGAGTTTCTAGAATATCTGATGCAAATGGTGGAAGACATCGAACTAGGCAAGGTGGAGACATATTCCATGGATGAAGTGATGGATCGACTCAAAGAGGAATTAGAACATGATGAACAAGATACTGGCATGGATTGAAGATTCATGCTGGGCATGGAGTAATGGATTCTCATTTAGATTCATCAATTACAACGACAATATAGATCGTCTTGCATTCTTTGAAGAGATCAATAATGGTTGGTATCACATGTACATCTATCCATATGATGACATGTATATTCCTATCATTTCACAAGAGCGTAGAACACGATTAGATCAACAACCAATCACATTCTATGTGAGTGAGGAAGACTATGATGCGATGTTTAATGCAATTAATGATCCTCCTGAACCGTCTGAAGCACTTCTAAGGCTGTGGGAGCGTCGATTGCCATGGGACGTGGACAGTTCAACAGGTGGCACAGAGAGCACAGACACGCCCACCTGATGCTCTATAATAACTTCATCAGCGAAACACCCCATGGCAACCCGCTCCCGCATCGGTCTCGAACTCAAGAACGGTTCTATTGTCTCTGCTTACCACCACTGGGATGGTTATCCTGAATGGTTGGGTCGTATTCTCAAGACTCACTACAACACTCGTGCTAAAGCAGCAGAGTTGATTGATGGTGGTGATATGAGTGTCTGCTGGAATAATGACAATCAACCTGAGTATTATGGTACTGATTGTCCTCCTCGTTTTGATGCTGATCTTGCTGAGTATCTTGATCCTCTGAAGAGTGAAGAGTATGCCTATGTCTTCCGTAATGGTGAGTGGGTGTGCTATAATATGCACGAGTTTGATGATAGCAAACTCCCTGAAGTTGTTGAGATCCCGTCTGGAGCTTTGATGGCATGAGAAAAGTAATCGTCAAACCCAAATCTAGTAAGGCAAAGAACCGTCTTGCTAATATGATGGAGAACAATCCTGTTTGTATTGTAGAACAGGATACTGGTGGTGAATTGTTCCTTGCTAGCGAGAATCGTAAATACTTTATGTGGGTCAGCACTCGAACTGGTACTAATCGTTTCGGTAACAAAGCTGACAAGGATTGGGAAATTGTCTGTGAAATCAAGGATGTAATCTAATGACCGTCTATACTATCTGGTATCGTCACATCACAGGATACTGGGAGACAAACTACCCTCACATTCTTGGTTTTAATAGTAAAATGTTCTGGAATGTAATTAATGGAGACTGGCAACGATGAAAACATGTAACGTTATCTTTTATACTCTGGTTGGTGGTTGTATTGGTGCGCTAGTGTATGCTAGCACTCTACCAAACAAGACACCGCAGCATACTTCTACTGTTCAGGGATCATCTGGTGATCTCAAATGTACCACATCATCCTGTGTGATTAAAGATGAGCCTAATTGACACACTCGAATACTTCATCGATGACACCCGTGCTCGTCTGTCTGATATAGA